CCTACTCGTGGACGGGCTATGCGTGGGAACTCGTCGCGGCGAGTGGCGGCTCCGGCCTCTCGTGGTCAAGCGTGCCAGCGTCCGCGACGGCGAGCGGCACGGCGGGGCAGATTGCGTATGACGCAACAACGGGGGCTGTTTACCTTGCAACCGCCACGAATACGTGGTTGCGAACAATCATGAAAACGTGGGTTGATGCGTACTTCCCACAGGTGTCGTTGCTAATGCACATGGAAGGTGCAAACGCCAGCACTACGTTCACCGACTCGTCAAGCAATGCATTCGCCGTGACGAAGAACGGCAACGCACAGATCAGCACGTCGCAATACAAGTTTGGAACTTCCAGCGCATATTTCGACGGGTCTTCAAACACTTACTTGAACTTGGGTGGTCAGTCGGCGTTCGCGTTTGGCACTGGAGATTGGGCGATAGAGTTCTGGATTTGTCCAACGACCATCTCAAGCGTCAACCAGTTGTTTCATTTTGCAGCCGAGGGCGAGGGTGGTCTTCCGCGTATAAACATCGCGCTAGTAAGCGGTCAGCTTGTGTTCTATGTGCTTTCCGACATTCGCATACAAAGCACGACCACGCTTGGAATCAATACGTGGTATCACGTTGCCGTCGCACGCTCGTCTGGAACCACGAGAATCTGGCTGAACGGATCTCAACAGGGATCATCGTACAGCGACTCAAACAACTACGGCGTCGGCGCAAGTCGTCCTGTACTGGGATGGAACGGCCAGAACCTGTCGGCCACCCAGGGGTTCATTGGCTACATGGACGACATTCGCATAACCAGCGGCTCTGCTCGCGGTTACTCAGGGTCAACTATCACTGTCCCAACGGTTGCGTTCCCAGATTTGTAAGCATCGCGTGACAGACAACGCCCCCATCTACCTCGCCGCTCTCCTGACGTTCTCGCTCGCAGGCATCTGACGCATGGCCAAGAAACCCGACGGCAAGCCTGCTGGCGTAGACCGAGTGTCATTCACTCGGCCGGCGGCTGAACGCATCGGCAAGGCTGTTCGCCAGGTGGAGGCCGGAGACCGCGACCTCGGGCCGATTGAGTGGGGGCCTCGAGGTGGTGTAGGTGGTTCGTCTGGCAAGGTGTTCAGGGTTGGGACTTTTACGGGGGCGTGGTCCGTTGACACAGCCAAAGTGGTCACGTTCCGCAACGTAACCACCACTCCCAACACGGTTCACGCAACCAACCTTCTCATCAGCCTGCCTGCCGGGACGCAGGCCTCGTCGAGCCGTATCTGCAACATCGCCAAGGATGGAACAGCATGGTATCTCGTCAGTTTCCGTGCTGTATCTGAGACCGCCGTGTTTGCACGGCATACGCACGCCATTACGTACTTGGGCACAAACAGCACGCAGACGATCACGTACGCCACGCCTGGAAGTCCTGTTGCTGTCCTGACTGATGTGGCCGCATCGCTCAACACGACAAGCTGTGCGATCACTATGACAAAAACCACAGCGAGCGTTCAGATTGTAGGGGCAACCCAGACAGCGACAGTCATCTCCACGGCCGCAATGCAAACGGCGGTTGTCATGGGCCAGACATACACGGCCACCTACATTAGCCTGGAGTTGTGACATGGCGTGCCCATGCTGCGGCCCGAAGTGGGCATGCTACCAGTGCTGCTGCCCAGACGGCACGCCGGCTCGCAACACAGTCACCATACAAGTCACGCCAAACAGCAGTTACCGCGTTCCATACGAAGTGTTCGAGGGGACGTATACGCTCGCACTTAGTCCCGTCGTCGGCATTGCAGATCAAAGGATTAGTGCTGACCCGCGAGCGCGAGGAGCAACGTGCCTCCGATATTCCTTTGCCAGTGCCGCCGACAACACTGGGTGCCGAGATGTGGCCGGAGAGCCGTCGAAGCGTATCGCCTTTCGCCAGCAACCAGACGGTCTAGTGCTAACTTACTGGGAGTTCTCTGGAAGGGACGACCAAGGCCGGTGTGTTTACGTCAGCTCAGTAGTGTATAGCAGCATTCTTTCGTATCTGTGCGGTGGTTTTTCTGGCCTAGCTTTGCAGACAGTGTTCTCGGTGGATTTAAAAGCAAGCGGCCAGCGGGTCGGACTCGCAGGGTTTGACGTTTACATTCAGTAGCAAGAGGCTTCGGAATGGCGTGCAGCAAAGTAGGCGAGCCGGGTGCTTTGAGCTTTATCGGATGGAAGCTTGTTTCAAACAAATACGCCAGCCAGGAAGAGTGCGATCAGGATTGCAACTCGGACGCAGGTGCTTGCACCGGCGCAAATGGCGTGTGCCGCATAGTTACGGCTTGCCTCTGCGGGCAGGCCGAGGTGTTTGCTGGGCCTGGGACAACTTGCAACCCACTTCCGTGATCACCACCAGCCGAGTCAATCTTGAGGCCCGTTGCGCAGAGCGTGGCTACACGCTCGACGAGGTGCTGCCGTGCGTCATCTCGCAGAATGGCGACGAGTGGACGATTGACGTGGACCACCCGGCGTACCCGAGAGTCTCGCGGCTACCGGAGCCTGTCGCCCTACCAACCAGCGGCCCAGGGACAGAACTCTCCCGTCTCTTGAAACGGCTTGGCATTGAGCCGACGCCGACCTGCTCCTGCCGAGCCAAGGCGGCACAGATGGACGCATGGGGGCCAGACGAGTGCGAGCGGCCAGAACGGATCGCCGAGGTGGTTGCCGTCATGCGGGCCGAGGCCGAGGCTCGCGGCCTGCCGTTCCTCGACTTGGCAGGGCGGGTGCTGGTGCGGCGGGCGATCCAGAACGCACGCCGGAACGCTTGACAGTCCTGCCACGCTGGTGGCATGGGACGCCAGCGAGCCAAGCCACAGCCAGAGCCAGAGGCGGTGATCCTGCCGCCGGACCTCGACGATGACGACGAGCACGCTGGCGGCGGCATCCCAGACGATGACGGGTGGATTCACCTCCGAGGGAAGGAGCCCAAGCGTGAAGACGAAAAGCCAAAGCGGCGGACTGCTCGACGACGTGCGGAAGGCGATGGCGGCCGTCCGGCACGGTAGCAAACGGTGGCACGAGAAGGTTGCCCCCGAGCACCTGGCCGAGCTCGCGGCCATCAAGGCGGCTTGGAAGGCTGGAGAACTCGGCACACGCAGGAAGACGTTGGCGAGAAGCATCTCAGCCAACATGCGTGCTCGTGGCATTTCCGACGTTGGCGAACAGGGAGTGATGACATGGCTCGAAGAAGTCTAAAGGACCAGGTCGCCGAGGACGTGAGCCACTCGCAGCAGCTGGCCGCCGACGCTGAACTGGCCCGGCTGCGGTCAGAGCTGGCGACGTACCGCAATCGGTACAAGGCAGCCCTGGCTCAGATCGACCGCGAGCGGGAGCGGGGCGATGCCCTGGCGGCACTGTCTGGCATACAAGCCGTCAAGGCCCCTTTGGCCAAGAGTGTCAAAGCAAAGAAGCACGACGCCACGGCAGTGCTGATGCTCTCGGATGTCCACTGCGAAGAGCGCATCCTGCCTGAGACCGTCAATGGCGAGAACGATTACTCGCTTGACGTATGTCAACTGCGGATGAACGAGCTCGAGGAGCGGTTCCTCGCCTGCCTTGAGCACGAGCGCAACCAGGCCAACGTCCGCCGGGTTCTCGTCTGGCTAGGCGGCGACTTCATCACGGGGCACATCCACCCGGACTGCATGGAAGTGGCCCAGCTTTCGCCGATGAACGCCACCAGGTGGATCGCCGAGCGGCTGCGAGGGCTCATCGACTCCATTGCCGGGAATGCCGACGAGGTGATCGTCGCCACCAACGCCGGCAACCACGGGCGGTCCACCGAGAAGAACCGCATTGCCACCGAGCTCGACCACTCGTGGGAGCAGATGATGTACTTCACGCTGGCCCGCGAGGAGCAGAACAAAAACGTCTCCTGGCGGATTGCCGAGGGGCACCTCGGGTACGTGGACCTGGACGGGTTCCTCGTACGGACCACCCACGGCCACTCAATCCGGTTTGCTGGTGGCGTCTACGGTCTGGCCCTGCCGGCCAGTAAGGCGATCGCCAGGTGGGACGCAGGCCGCAGGGCCGACTTGACCATCTTCGGCCACTACCACTCGTTCGGCTGGCTGCGTGGTGCCCGCTACGTGGCAAACGGCAGCGTGATTGGACACAGCCCGTACGCTGAGCGCGTCGCCTCGCCGGAGCGGCCCTGCCAGGGCATGGCCATCATCGACCACGGCCGGCATGAGGTGACGCGGGCTTATCCGCTCTTCTGCGACAGAGACCTCCGAGCGAAGCGTTGACAGATGGGCTACGACCTCACCGACGAGTATCTCGCCGAGGCACGGCAGCGGGCCTACCGCTATCAGGGCCAGTGGACAGGGACGGCAGGGGCACTCGCGGCAGACGTAGCACGACTTCTCATCGAAAGGAAAAAGATGCAAGGATTTATTACAGAACTTGAGGCGACAAACGCACAACTGCGAGCAGCCGTAGAGACTCGCCTATCTGGCGGATGCTGCGACGGCGGCAAGTGCCAGCCGGCGGACGACGCACCAGAGCGGTGGCGTGTTAAGGCACAGGAAAGCGCAGCCAAATACGTCGAGCGGTTCTGCGGCGACAGCCTGCTGGCGGACCAGGGCGACATTCGCCCCGGGTCTCGTGAGTTCCTCGAGGTGCTCGACGAGCTCAAGACGCTCCACCTACGCAAGACAATGGATTACGGCGTGGACGAGGACGCACTGAGCAACATCCGCAGCAGTGCCGACGTGGTGAATATGCCAGCCTGGGCGGGCTGTATCCTGCGGATCTCCGACAAGATGCACAGGCTCAAGGCGTTCTTCCGGCGTGGGCGTTGCGAGTTCGACGGCGTCGAGGACACGCTCAAGGACATTGCCTGCTACGCGGCGATCGCCCTGGTGCTTCACCGCGAGCAGCTGGAAGACTGAGCCCGGGGCGGCAGGAGTGGCGCGCGGTGTCTCCTTTCCACCGCGCGCCCCTGCCGTTTCGGTGTCGCCATTGTGGCTAGCCTGCGACACGTTGCGGCGTCGTGTCGCTGCACACGACGTGACGGCATGAGCGATCTGATGCTCAGTCGTCGAGCAGGCCGGGGCGGTCTCGCAGCATCTCGCGGATCTGCTCGAGCTGCTGCCTGGTTTCCTCGCTCGGCTCGCCGTGCTTGAGGATGTTGCGGCAGTGCTGGTCCACGGCCCAGATCACGCCCTTCGCCTCGCGGCCCTGCATGGCGGCGGTGAGCTCGTGCTGCTCGTCGGGTAAACGGAAGCGGAGGATGACGTGCATGTTCGTGATTCCAAAATACAGAACGCCGCCCTGCTGGGTTGGCGGGCCGCTTTATCGGTGCGGTGCCTGCCAGCCGGGCGACGTTGTGGTTATTTGACACAACTGGACAAGGGTCACGCGGCTGGCGGCTCGTGCGGCCGGTCGATATCCGGCAGGTAGTCCAGGTTGGATTCCCGCCCGGTGATTTCCTCATCGTAGTAGTGGGTTTCAGACATCTCCTCGCTGCTGTGGCCCAGCTGCCGCTTCGCCGATATTCCGGCCCGCTTCAGGTAGGAGGCCGTGGATTTGCGGATTGAGTGAAACGGGTGGTACTCCACGCCGGCACAGCGGCAGAGGACTCTCAGGGACCCGTACAGCGACAGCATTTCACGGTCGTCCAGCCAAGGCCACACACGCTCATTAGGAGCCCCTTTTTGCGTGGCCAGCATCCGAGACAGCTCGGGCGTGATCGGCCGCGTAATCGTCTCCCGGCGGCCTTTTCGGCTGGCTGCCAAGAATGTCAGCGTGTGACGCTCGAAATCCACCTGTGACCACCGGATTTCAAGGATGGCACCGATACGCTCCCCCGACTGAAACATAGCCAGTATCTTCGTCGGCCAGTACCAAGCTGCTGGCCGGCCTGCGATGTAGCCTTTCCGAGTGCGAGCGGTTGCCACCAGCTTGGCAAGATCCTCGGCCTTGAAAGCTTTCGGCACGGGCTTTGGCACGCGAGGTCGGGCGAAGTCGGGGAACTCCAGTAGTTCGCCGTTGGATTTCTTCCATCTTTTCTTCGCCAGCCACCCCCACAAACTCCGCAGGTGAGCGGAATCTTTGGCCAGCGAGGCAGGGGAAATCAGCTTGAACTTGCTGTGCTGCGTCACCTGACGCCAACGCAGGAACTTCGCGGCAGTCAAGTCGTCCAAGTCGTCAACGGTCGGCTCGTGTCCGAGGAAGTCTCGGAAGCGGTCGAGGGTGCTCACGTACATCGCCACAGTGCGGTCGGACAGGTTCTTCAGCGGTGCAATACGGTCAATCAACAGCTCTCGTAGGGTCATTTGCATCGTCTCCTTTGGTTTGGAGGCGATCCTAGCGGATAGTGTACAGGTGTACAAGTTTTGGTTTCATGCGGCCAATCCGCTCGAAACTCTGCACACCGTGGACAGCGTTGAAAACGCCACCCCATCCGCTGGAAAGATCGCCCCGTTTCGGGTCGGTTGATAGTGTACAGCGTTTCGAGTGAACAGGACAAAGCGGGAATCCCAAACGGATGAACGCTTGGTGAAATACGGACCAAGGTTGTCCGCGTATGTTTGACACTGAAGACGCTAGCGTTACATTCCGGGAATGATTGCCGTGGCCTCGCCAGACAAAGAATGGATCACAGTCGCCGAAGCGGTGAAGCTCTGCGGCTGCACCGAGGGCTACATCCGGCGGCTCCTGATCGCCGAAGATCCCAGGCTGACCGGCTGGAAGGCCGGCGAGCGGGCCTGGCTGGTCAAGCGGGTCGACGCGGTGGCGCTCAAGGCCAGCCTGTCCACCCGCTCTGTCGGCAGGCGGGCTGAGAAGCCGGCGGCACCCAAGCCCAGCCGGAAGCGGAAGCCCTCGTAGTCCTCGAGGAAAACCGCACCCAAAGAAATCTTCTCAAGAGGCCTTGCGTGAAGTAACGATAACGGTACACTAGGGCTCGCAGGATTCTCTCGGCCAAGGAGGGCCAAGCGATGAAACGCTACGCAGACCGACTCATTCAAGCGTTGGTGTTCATCCGCCTCGGCCAGCAGCTGGGCACTGACTCGGAACTCGCCCGGGCAATCGCCAACTGCATCGACCTGGTTGTTTCCACACTCTCACGATTTCTTGCTTGACAGAAGTAACGCTATCCGTACTCTCTCGCAACGAAGTGACGGTAGCGGCACACCGAGAACGCGGACTGATGAACGCAGTTTCTAGTTCCCAAATCACCAACTGGAATGCCTGACCACTAGATTGCCACCAACTGAACAGCCGTATATGTTTGCCCCACACACGAAGGAGACGACCCACATGGATGCTCACCACGCCGAATACGCCGCAGCAGTCGCTGGAATGCAGGAGACGTACGGCATCGACACGCAGAACACCTTCGCCGTCGGCGATCACGTTTCGTTCCGCCTCAAGGGCTGGAGCGACAAGTCGTACGACGACGGCCGGATCACCGACCACCACAACGGCAAGCTCTTGGTGGAGACGGCCACCGACATCGTCGAGGTCGATCCTCGGCCGTGGCCCGTGGGCAACTTGCTCCCGTTCTGACCGACCACAGGACCGGCAGGCGGTGGAACCGCAGGCCGGAAGGATGGCCGTCGGAGACGGCAGCAGCAGGGACGCATTCATCCGCCCGCCAGCACGACGCGAAACGGGCTTTTCACATCAGTAGCACCAGTAGCAAAGGACGCAGAGATGGGATTCAAGAAGGCGACAAAGGCACAGGCAAACCTCCACGCGGCGATCTTCGGCCCCAGCGGGGCCGGGAAGACGTTCACCAGTCTCCGAGTCGCCACCGGGCTGGCCGGCGGCAGCCCGGTCGCCGTGATCGACACCGAGCGTGGCTCGGCCAGCAAGTACGCCGACCGCTTCTCGTTCGACGTTTTGGAGCTTGAGGACCAGACCATCGACGGCTACGTGGCCGCGATCAGCGAGGCCGCTAAGGCGGGCTACAAGGTTCTGGTGATCGACAGTCTTTCGCACGGCTGGCAGACGCTGCTCGAGGAGGTCGAGAAGCTGGCGAAAGCCAAGTACCGGGGTAACACGTGGTCCGCCTGGTCCGAGGGCACACCGCACCAGCGCCGCCTGGTGCAGGCCATCCTGAACTACCCCGGCCACGTCATTGCCACCATGCGGTCGAAGACCGAGTGGACGACCGTGGACAACAACGGCAAGAAGACACCCCAGCGTGTCGGCTTGGCCCCCGAGCAGGGCAAAGGCGTTGAGTACGAGTTCGACCTGCTCGTTGAGATCTCGACCGAGCACATCGCCAACGTGATCAAGGACCGCACGGGCAAGTTTCAGGACAAGTTGATCGACCGTCCCGGCGAAGACTTCGGACAGCAGCTCGCCGCTTGGCTCGCTGACGGGCTCCCGTCCCCTGTGGTGTCTGCGCAGACGCCTGCAAGAACCGCTGACGCTACCGGCGGTACAGGGGACGGCCAGCCTGTTCGGAAGGGCTGGCTGGAGCGTGTCAACGAGGCCGCAACGGTTGACGAGCTCGGCACCATCGGAGACCAGGCCGACGAGGCCGTCTCCACCGGCAAGCTTTCGCCGACGCAGCGGGCGCGGCTCGACAAGCAGATCGCCGCACGCCACCAGCAGATTGAGCCGGAGGCGGTGGCTGATGCCGTGGCATGACTCGTGGACTTCGATGAGGGCTGGAAAGAAACACCAACAGGAAAGGGAAGCAATGGACTGGAACATTTCGGTAGAGGAGCCGGAGCAGGCAGCACCGGCAAGCACAGAGCGTATGGACTTGCCCGAGGGCGTCCACGAGCTGCAGATCAAAACGGTGTCTGAGGACACCACGCAGCTCGTGCTCGAGCTCGCCCACGAGGACCGCAAGTTCTGGTGGGTCAAGGTGACGTTCAAGAAAGATCAAAACTGGGCGCGGGTGCTCGTGGCCCAGCTTGCCGCTGCTCTGGCACTGTCGGCACAGGAGTGGTCCGACACGCAGATGGACGACCTGACTGGCCGCCGGGTAATGGCCGAGATCCGCCACAGGGCCGGCAACAACGGCCGCGTGTTCGTCAACGTCTGGAAGTTCATGCCGATCACGCAGCTGGCTGACGAGGCCGCTGAGGTGGCGAAGAAGCCAGCCAGGACGCCGGCCGCGAAGGTCAAGGCGACTGCCCCCGCGATCGGTTCCGACGACATCCCTTTCTAAGGAGCAACGCATGAGCGGCCAAATAGCAGACCCAGGGCACGTGTGGTACGTGCGGAAATGGCTGTCACACAACGCCGAGCGGATCGCCGCAGTAACCGAACCGCCGGCCGTGTCGGACAAGGATTTTACCGGCGCTGATTTTGTGCGGTGGGTGACCAACCTGATCAACGAGCACCATCGCTGCTGCCAGCAGGAATTCGAACGCTCTGGCGGCAATTACCACAGGTACACGGGCGATTGACGGTAGGGCGCGTTGCCCTGGTTCGGTGGTTCCAAGGAGGGACTGATATGTCCGCGAGATTCATGATGGTGATGACGCTGGCCCTGCTGGTGGGCGCTGCCACGGCCCAGGCCGAGCAGGTGTTCACGGTGACGACGATCGTCTCGGCGCAGGATGCGGCCGACGACATGGCGAGGACCGGTGTCCTGCGTCACTGCGGCCGGGCTGGCGGCCGGCGTGAGGGGATCGGGTTCAGTACGGCTGGCCCTGACCAAGCGTTCCGCAACTGCTGCTACTACCAGGACGCCCAGCGCGGGCGCTACCGGATCGTGGAGCGTGGCGTGGCCCGTGGCCCGCGAGGCTGGTTCGCGGTGATCCGCTACGAGTGATCGACAGCGGCCCGCCCTGGTCGTCGTGGCGTTTGCATCCGCCACATGGGTCGCCGAGCCGGGTGTGGCGAGTAACACCGGCAGTTGTGGATGTGTCGCCTTCTTCACAGGCCACAACCGGCATGCCCCACGACACGGGGCCA